GAAATCAATACTTTGAGTAGTATAAAAGTAAATAAACAGAAAATTCCACATCTTCCTTTAGACTATTTCTACTTAGGTTCATCATTAGCTTTTGATCTTTACTCTACTGGATGGAAATCTTACTTTAAAAGTAAAAAGAAACCCTATGTAGGTCAAACTTACGGTGGTCATACCTTCCATCCTCATTGTATTTTAAAAAATAACTTAAAATTGAATGAAGTAAATATTCCTAACAAGTTTTTATTTAATCAAACAAAACAGAGAGAGATAAAGTAATGAAACCATTAACATATATAAATCTAGAAACTACTAATTACTGTAATTTAGATTGTTCTTTTTGTGATAGATCTAATGTTATTCACAGACTAGAACATATGTCTGTTGAAAGATTTATTCACATAATGGAAAAACTTAAACATCATCCTTTAGATAGAGCAAAACTTATGGGTCTCGGCGAACCATACCTTAATCCTAAATTTGATGTATTATGTAGAATATTTAAAGAATATTTTCCTAAAACTACTCTCATTGTTGCCACTAATTGCCAGTACCCTATTAAAGAAGGGAGTAAGATGAGAGCTAGATTGCAAGAAACAATGAAATATATAGATCTTTTATACTTAAGTATCGACGGTTATGAAGAAAGTTATGAAAGAGATAGATCACCAGCTAAATGGTCAAGGTTATTAGAATTTTTAGATAATTTTAAAAATATAGATAAACATAAATGTAAGGTCACTTGTAATTATGTAGTTAACCCTCATAATATTAACGACATACAGACTTTGTACGATAATATAATAGTACCTAACAATATAGAAGAATTAAGATTAAATATAGCTCAAGAGTGGGCAGAAGATAAAACTATGGTCGGGGGATACACGAAAGAACAGCTATCTTATCTTAAAGAAAATTGGTCGGAAAATATTAAAGGGATCCCCTACTGGGATTACGATCAATGTGTTTGGGTAAGAGAGTCTTCTTATATTACTGTAGACGGCGGGGTAGAAATGTGCTGTATGAATTCCTCTGTGAAAAAATTTGGCAATATACTCGATGATGATATTGATAATATAAGACAGTCGGAAAGATTCCAAGCAGTTAAAAAAGGATGTGATACTAACAACCCTACTTCACACTGTGTTAACTGTAGTTATAAAGAACTAAATAAAACTCTTAATTATTTAATAGGAGATGAAAAAACACCTTAATAGTATTTATAGAAAGACTAACCAAGAAGATAAATCTAAATATGAGTACGTCCTTACTCAAAATGAGAGAAATCATTCTATAGATTCGGATTTGTTAAATAAGTTTTTTAACTCCCTTAATCAAAAAGACATATGTTTTTATCCAAACACAGAAAACCTCAAAAGTAAAATAAGCAAATATTTTAATATTGGGCAAAGTAATTTACTTCTTACACCCGGTTCTTCTTTCTCTATAAAGACTATTTTTGAAACATTTGACGTAAAAGATAAAAACGTAATTACATCAGACTACTTTTTTCCTATGTATCAAGTTTACAGTGATTTATATCAGTGTACTCTTAAAAAAGCTAAATATTGTGGAATGAAGCTTCGTACAACAGATTTGATTAATTTGATTGATAGAAATACTAAGTTTATTATTTTAGCTAATCCAAATTCTCCATTAGGAGATACCTACAATCTTACCGATATTTTAGAACTTTTAAATACCGGTATTTATGTTGTAATAGATGAAGCCTATATTGAATTTACAGATCAACCGTCTGTTGTTTCTTTAGTAGATAAACACAAAAACCTAATAGTCACAAAAACTTTTTCTAAGGCTTACGGAGCAGCAGGCTGTAGAACTGGTTTTTTAGTAAGCTGTGAAGAAAATATAGAAATACTTTCCAAATTCAGGTTGATGTATGAAATAAATTCCATAGGCGTAAAGTATACTGAATTTATTTTAGATAATATAGATTATTTTAATTCGTATATAGAAGAAACTAAAGACAATAAAAAATTTTTAGTAAATAAACTTAAAAGTAAAGATTTTGAAATTATAGATACTGATGCAAGCTGGTTCTTTTTAAAACGGTATGGCAATATAGATAATCTTAAGTACTTTAACGACTTAGGTATCAGCCTAAGAACACTTATATTACCTAACGGTCACGAATATATAAAATTTAACTATGATTTAAAGTTAAAAAATCTGTTTTGAAAGTTATATTAAATCAAGGTAGTAAAAAAATACTTAGAGAGGTATTTGAAGAAAATAACATATATCATTTTTCAGATTACCCTTATCAAGCTTTATGTGCTGACGCTAGTGTAAGGGACTTTGAAAAAGAAATGGTTAATTTAAAATGGCTATTTGACCAAGATGGCTTTTATAATAGATTACCTCACTTTAGAACTTTTCAAAATAGATTAATAGAATTTAAATCGACTGCAGATTACTTACACAGCTTGAGACAGAGGTTGAATATTACTCATGAACTCATAGAATGTAATTTTAAATCTAATTTACCGGTACATATAAGTATAGTTCCTAGAGAAGATAAAGAAGAGTATACTTTAGATTTAACTAATATAGAATCTTTAAAGCAATTTACTTTTATTATACACCCTGGTCAGACAAGAGCCCAAGGAGCAGTATTTTTTAGAAAATCTTTAAAAAACGTAATGTTATATTCTCTTAAAAAATATAACATAAAAGTAAGTACTAATCTAGCATGTGAACAAATTACACAAATAGGTAGACTATTAGATTTTTATATACCCTATTCAAAAGACGGTTCTGATATATCTAATGAATCGTTCGTATATGAATTTTATATACCGCATATAAGAATAAAAGAACACGTTCACGGTAAAAAAGCTAGTGTTAAAATTTTAAAAGCTGATTCTATACGCTCAGAAAATAATAGTGTCCATCCAAGCAGTTGGTATATTACTAAAAGTTTTACAAGTTCTAATAAATTTTTTAATATACTGTTTAATAATAAATTCAAAATATATACTACTAATTTACAATTAGCTAAGGCTAATCAATGTAAGGTTTTTAATAAAAATATATCCAAATTTTTAGGTACTGCTGATCCTAATTTAATTAGCAGGTTTATATACTACTTTAGAATTAATAGTATAGAAAGTTACAATCAACCTAGCACATGGATGAAAAATGCAAGAGTAGAAAATAGATACGACCTATTTAACTTAGAGTTAAATGAATTAGAGAAAGTATTTATGAAGAATGAAAGAGAGATAGAGAACGAGTTAGTGGAACAACAACAGCAAATATTTCCTTCAAAGGAATATATAGAATGCAAACAGAATTTTGAATTAACATCGATACCTAAATTAAATAAATTTAGAGGCTTCAGTATATTTAATAGACTCGATAAATATGTACCGACTATAGACTATTACGAGTTATTATTCTGTATCCCTGCTAATGTCACTATGAGTAAAAATAAAACTGAAAGCTTAGTAATAATTAATAATGAACATCCTTACTGGCAAACAGGTAATAACTACTCAGAGTTTATAATAAACGATGATTTCTTAACAAGAATATGAAGACTATAGGATTTTACACACCTTACAAACATCTACCAAATTTTAAAGAGTTTGTTGAATCTAAATTTATTTGTAGAGAACTAACAGGACCGATTCCGGAAGATGTAGATTATCTTTTTTGTGCACCAAACTATGCTAGATTTACAATCACAGATAAACATATAGAAGGAACAGGAGTCAAAGCTATACTAACCCCGTCAACAGGCCGTAATCACATCGATGTTACATCTATACCTGTTTACGATATATTTCGAAGTAAAATATTAAAAGAGATTTACTCAACAGCTGAACATAACCTTTACCTTTGCTTACAAGTAGTTAGACAAGTTCCTCCTATTATAGAACTTAGAGATTTAACTTTAGGTATTATGGGATATGGACGTTTAGGTAAGATGCTAAAAAGAATAGCTAAACCTTTATTTAAAGAAGTCCTAGTGATGGATATAAATAAAACAGATGAAAGCTTCTATGACAAAGTAGATATGTTAAGCATTAATATCAACCTTACCCCAGAAAATGAAAATATAATAAATGCTAATTTTATAGGTAAATTTAAAAAAAGTATCTATATTGTAAATACAGCAAGAGGTGAAGTAGTTGATGAATCAGAATTAGTCAGACAAATTAATTTTGGAAAAGTAAAAGGATATGCAACCGATGTAGTTAAAGAAGAACATACAGCTAGTAGATCCTTTCTTACTATTATAGATCACCCTAAAATTTTCATTACACCTCATGTTGGCGGAACAGCATTATCAGCACAAGAAAAAGCCTATAGAGAAATTTTAAATAGCATATTATGAAAGCACATTGGTCTCAATTTACTAAATATACTGATGTATTTAAATACATTCAAAAGTATAAACCTAAGTTAATTGTGGAGTATGGAGGCGGGCAGAGTACATTTTATATTAATCAATTACTAGATGAATTAGATTATGGCGGTAGAGTAGTAGCTTTTGAGTCAGAAAAGGAATGGATGAATGATCATATCGAAAAAGGATTTAATCGACACGGTAGTATACACTTAGTCCCTATTACCATGCAATGTAACATTAAAGGGCATTTAAGGTACGAACACTCTTTAGAAGGATTAGAAAAAGTAGATTTTATAATTTTGGACGGACCTGATTACAAAACTTACCCTGTTGTAGGAGGTACCCCAAGTAATTTAACAACGAATATAGATGATTTAGTAGAGATTAAGGGAGAACCTATACCGTATTTTATAGACGGAAGAAGCGGGTGCGTAAACTACTACAGAGCCAAATACCCTACAGAATATCACATAAAACAGTTAACTAGAGAATGAGAATTATCGCTGAACTTTGCCAAAACCATAATGGCAATCTAGATATATTAGAGCAGATGGTAAAGGCAGCATCTGAAAGCTGTGATATTGTAAAAATTCAAACCATACTTGCCGATAGTTTATCCAAAAGAGAACAGTATGAAAGCTTTAGACCTTATGAAGGTGAATATAAAAGACTAAAAGGATTAGAACTATCAGAAGAAGACGAAAAATTCTTTATAGATAAATGTAGAGAGTACGGTGTTGAACCTATGACTACTCTATTTTCAAAAAATCAGATAGAAAGATTTAATCGCTTGGGATATAAAAAGCTCAAGATATCTGGGTATTCTATGAGAGCGTTTGATTACGGGAAAGCATTAAAAGATATTGAGTTTGATGAACTATTCTTTTCTAATTCAAGTATGAGTCATCCTGAAATGAAGCGAACAGTCATTAATCTTAAGCAGATGGGTATTAAATTTACTATGCTACAGTGTACTTGCATATACCCTACACCGTTAGAAAAAGCTATGCTTCAAAATATTCCTTTCTTAAAACAAGAACTAGCATTAGATAGTATAGGTTATAGTGATCATTCTAATCCTTATGAAGATGGGTTATTGATACCTAAGTTAGCTATATTTTCTGGAGCTGATATATTAGAGAGACATTTTACTATATTAGATGAAAAAGATACTAGAGACGGTAAAGTATCTATAACTCCTGAGATGGCTAAAGAACTTAAAGAATTTAGCCTTAGAGTACCTTTCCAGCAATACTGGAGATTAAATGAATTTAACGAAGAACAAAAATTTAACCATGAATACTACAGAGGAAGGTTCGTATAAGATACCTGCAGAAGACCTAGAAAGAATTAATAAATTTTTAAAAAATAAAGAGTTATTAAAGAATGAACTAGGTATTATAAAACTATCCCAATTAGAATTGGAAGAAAGAGAAAATAACGCTAAGCTGTTTAGAAAAGAGCTTTTAAAAGAAGAAAGTGAAATATCTAAAAAATACGGTAATGGGGTGTTGAATACTGATGAAGGAACCTTTGCTCCTAATAGTTAAGTTTGCCTCTTTTTATACATATTTATATATACGAATTCTACACTTAAGTGGCAAATAGTTTTCGGTACTTTATTCATATTTATAATAGATAAAACACTTTAACATAAATTAACATGGCAGAAACTTTACTCTCTCCCGGTGTATTAGCAAGAGAAAATGATATCTCAGCTATTGCTCCTCTACCAGTTGAAGCCGGCGCTGCAATTATTGGACCAGCCGTTAAAGGTCCAGTAGAAGAACCTACCTTAGTAACATCTTATGGTCAGTATCAAAGAATCTTTGGTACTACTTTCGAATCTGGATCTACTAAACAGGAGTTTATTACTTCTATTGCTGCAAAATCTTACTTTAATCAAGGAGGAAATTCTCTATTAGTAACCAGAGTAGTTAGCGGTTCATTCTCACAAGCTCAAAACACAGCAATTTCAGCAGCAACAGGATCGATCACTACTGCACCATTTAGTTTAAAAACTATTGGTAAAGGTGTGATTTACAACAATACTTCTGGTTCTGTTTACAATTCAGGATCACTATTAGATGAAAACTCAGATGGTTCGTTAAAATCAGGTTCAGCAGATAACCTTAGATGGGAGATCTCTAACATTAATAATGCAAAAGGAACTTTCAGTCTTTTAGTACGAAGAGGAGATGATAGCACTAAGCAAAAAATTATATTAGAAACGTTTAACGATTTATCTTTAGATCCTAACTCAGGAAATTATATTGAGAGAGTAATTGGTAATCAATATAAAACTAAGTCAACAGATGGAGATGTAACATATATCGATACTGTAGGCGAGTATCCAAACAGATCTAACTACGTTTACGTAAGTGGAGTAAATAAACTACTAAACTATGTAGGAACTGATGGAATAACTATAGGTTCTAACGCTGACGGTCCTTACTCTAGCTCACTACCTTCAGTACAGTCTGGTTCATTCTATGGTGCTACTGGAAAACTTGTAAATAACATATCAGGAAGTGGTGCAGTGGATAACTACTTTAAAGATATCGATAATATCGGTAGTCAAGGAGTACCAGCAACAGTTTATGCTGATTCTATCTCAATCTTAGAGAATAAAGATGAATATGTATTTAACATTATTTCAGCACCTGGATTATTATACGACTTTGGAAGTCATAAAATTCAATTAGATTCAATTATTTCCTTAGCAGAAACAAGAGGAGATTGTATCGCAGTAATTGATTTAGAGCAGCATGGAGCTACAGTATCTAATACAACTGCAGCAGCAGCAACAGTAAATAGTTCTTATGCAGCTTCTTACTGGCCATGGTTACAAACTCAATCAGCTACAGGAAGAAACGTATGGGTTCCAGCTTCAACAGTAATTCCAGGAGTATACGCATTCTCAGACGGAGTATCAGCTCCATGGTTTGCTCCAGCAGGTCTTACTAGAGGAGGTATTCCTAACGTAATTCAAGCAGAAAGAAAATTAACAAGAGGTCAAAGAGATACTCTATATGCAGCTAATGTTAACCCAATCGCTACATTCCCAGGAAGTGGAATTTCAGTATTCGGTCAGAAAACATTACAGAAACAAGGTACTGCCTTAGATAGAGTAAATGTAAGAAGATTGTTAATCGACCTTAAGAAATTTATTGGAGATGTTTCTCAAACATTAGTATTCGAACAAAATACTACTTTAACACGAAACAGCTTCTTAGCAAGAGTTAATCCTTACTTAGATTCAGTAGTACAAAGACAAGGTCTTTATGCTTACAGAGTAGTAATGGACGATACTAATAACACAGCAGACGTGATCGATAGAAACTATTTAGTAGGTCAGATTTATATCCAACCAGCTAAAACAGTTGAATTCATTGTACTAGATTTTACAATCGAACCAACAGGAGCTACTTTTACGGCATAATTTAATAACAAGATATTTATAATAAAGCAAATATAAAATGGCAGTATTAGATCCTAACGAAATAATGTTTAGAGCTTTTGAGCCCAAAGTTCAGAACAGATTCATAATGATTGTAGATGGTATTCCATCATTTATGATTAAAGGTGTTTCTGCTCCATCTTTTGAGGACGAAGAAGTAAAACTAGACCACATCAACACATATAGAAAAATTAGAGGTAAAAGAGAGTGGCAGAATATGGACATGACTTTATATGATCCAATCACACCTTCTGGAGCTCAAGCAGTAATGGATTGGGCTAGACTTTCTTACGAATCTGTAACCGGTAGAGCTGGATACTCTGACTTCTATAAAAAAGATATTACTTTAAATATCTTAGGGCCTGTAGGAGATATCGTATCTGAGTGGGTGATTAAAGGAGCATTTATTACTTCTATGTCACAAGGTAGTTTTGATTGGGGTACTTCTGATGCAACTGAGTTAACTATTTCAGTAGCGATGGATTACTGCATCTTGAATTACTAAGATAAATAATATAGTATACTAAAGCCCGGTTAATCCGGGTTTTTTTATTTATGAAAATAGCAGTTATAATAATAGGTCGTATAGAAGAGCAGTACCAACAACTAAACTTACAGTTACTGCAAGGATGTGATATCTTTATTCACTCAGATATCGAAAATCAACAATTAGCCCTTCAATATAATCCTAAATTTTTAAAGCTTACAGATTCTACCTATTTAAATCAAACCGTAGAGCTTTTTATAGAACAATATTCTCATTTAATAGATAAAGTAAGAGAAGAAACTGACCAAGAAAAACCCTTCAGGCATAATTTTGAAAGAATAGTTCAATGGAAAAGATTAAATGAAGTATTGATTGAAAATAAATTTGAAGAATACGATTATATTCTTAAATGGAGAGTAGATCTTAATAAATTTAATATTGATACTGAACTTTCAGAAATAATTAAAAAGTATAAAACGGTTAAAAACTATATTTCAAGTATTGAGTTGAATAAAAGTTGTATATATACCTATAAAGATTTTTTATTTTTATTTGTTCCATCAAAGAGCTATGCTGTAGACGTATATAATAATATAGAAGACTATATTGGTGTAAAAGAAGATAAATTTACGTACGATATTGATATTCTAGAGCAGTGCGACACTGAAGGAAAGTTTAAATGTGCAAATTTTACATGGTTAACTCCTAAAAATAAACTATTTTCTCATGTATTTACTAGTGAGACTGCTATGATTATACATTGTTTAGTAAATAAAGTACCTTTAAAAAACATTTTCAAAGGGTTGTATTCATAATTTTTTATTCATATATTTATATGAAAGACTAGTTTTATAATAAAATTTATGGCAACAGAAAACAAATTTCCAACAGAGATTGTAGAATTACCTTCAAAAGGACTTCTTTATCCTAAAGAATCTCCTTTATCTTCTGGTACAGTTGAGATGAAGTATATGACTGCAAAGGAAGAAGATATTCTTACTAATCAAAATTACATTCAAAACGGTACTGTTATTGATAAACTTTTACAGGAACTTATTGTAGATAAAAAAGTTAATTATGGAGACTTATTAACTGGAGATAAAAATGCATTATTGGTAGCTGCTAGAATCCTTGGGTACGGTAAAGATTATCAATTTAATTATGCCGGGGATACCGTTACAGTTGATCTTGCTGAGCTTGATAATAAGACGTTAAATGAAGAACTTTTTAAAGAAGGTAAAAACCAATTTAGCTTTAAATGTCCTACAACAGGAACTCTTCTTACATTCAAACTTTTATGTCACTCTGACGATGTTAAAATAGATAACGAAGTAAAAGGACTTAAAAAGATTAATAAAAATGCTTCTCCTGAATTATCCACAAGACTTAAACATATGATCACCTCAGTTGACGGTAATGAAGAGTCTAAAGAAATAAGAGATTTCGTAGATAATAGATTTTTAGCTAGAGATTCTAGAGAACTTAGAAAGTATATAGCAGAAATTCAACCAGATGTAGATCTTAAATTTTACCCGGACAATGGGCCGGAGGAAGGAGTGGAGGTCCCTATCGGGATCAACTTTTTTTGGCCTGACGCCTGAGTATAGATTAGACGTATTTAACGTCATACATAACATAGTATTTCACGGAAAAGGTGGCTTTGACTGGCATACAGTATATAATATGCCTATATGGCTGAGAAACTTTACCTACAGGAACATACAAGAATTTTATCAAAAAGAGAAAGAAGCTTACGAAAAAGCACAAGGTAAATCTCAATTAAAAGGAAATCAACCAAAAGGTCCTGCAATTCGTACACCTTCTTATAATACAAAGGCTCGCAAATAGTGGGCCTTTCCTATTTATATAAAATATAACCACACGTGGATCCAAAAATACAAGAACTTTTAAACGCACTAGACGCAGCTGGAAAAAGCACTGCATCGTTTCGTAATGAGTACGAAAGATTAAAAAAAGAAGGTCAGGAAGTTAATTCCTTGATGAATACTATGGAGTCTACTCTTAAAGGAGCTCAAGCAGAAGCTAGAGGACTAGGAGATGGTTTTAGAGATGTTAGGGATATACTACGAGAATCTTTAGCAGAGTTAAAGGAGACTGAAACTGCAATAAAACAAGGTACTAAAGCTTACCGTAACTTAACCAGTGTTGTCACATCTTTAGCACAAGAAGAAGAAGGAATATATACCTATTCGGTAAAGCAACTTGAAACATACGATAAAAGAGCTAAATCTGCATTATCTGAACAAAAACTTGCAGCCGAAAGATTAGCGAGAGAAAAAATAGGGTTAAACTTTTCTGGTGAATTAAATGAGCAAACGATAGATAGGTTAAAATTCTTAGGTAAGATAAACGATGAAGAAGAGGCTTTATTAAGAGCAGCAGCAAATGGTTTTGATATAGAAGAAGAATCAGTAAGATTAATCGAAAAACGTTTAAAAAGAGAAAAAGCACTCGTAAAAACTTTCGGACTAGCAGGAGCAGCATTAGAAGGAGCTACTAAAATAGCTAATAAGTTCGGAATGAGCCATATCTCAGAAGAACTCAACGATATAAACTCTCAGCTTAAAGATGAAATGCGTGCTGAAATAAAAGCAAACGGAGATGAATCTTTAGGATTTGGTAGAAAGTTTGCCTATGCAGGTAGAGCCATAGGAAAAACTGCTGTTGCTATAGGAAAAGGAATGATGGATCCTTTGTTTATAATTGGAAAGATATTTAATTCTTTTCTTAATATAAATAAAGAAGCAGTAAACCTTAGCAGATTAGTAGGCCGTTCAAATGTAAGTTTTAATAATTTAAACAGTAGCCTCGCTACAACTGTGGAACTCTTACAAGAAGCTGCAGAATTTACAAGACAGACAGGATTAGCAGCAACTTCTATATTTTCAAATGATCAGCTGGCTAATATTGCTGAATCTAAAAAACTACTAGGATTGTCTGCCGAACAGGCCGGCAACTTAGCCTTATTCTCAAACCAGACAGGAGATAGTATTACTCAATTCGAAGATGGATTAGTAGACGGTATAAAAGCAGCTAATAAATTAGGTAAATCAGCTGTTGCACCCGGTGTTGCTTTACAGGATGCTTTATCAGCTGCCAAAGGCATTGCTTTATCTCTAGGTAATAATCCTAAATTATTAGGTCAAGCAGCAACAGCAGCACGTGCATTAGGTTTAGAACTATCTAGAGTTGATGATATTGCTGAAGGGTTGTTAGACTTTGAATCTTCTATACAGAATGAATTAGAGGCACAGCTTTTAACCGGAGGCCGTATAAATTTAGCAAAAGCTAGAGAATTAGCATTAAATAACGATTTAGCCGGCCTATCAGCAGAATTAGCTAAAAACGGAGCATCAGCAGCTGAATTTGCTAATATGAATCGTATTGCGCAGACTTCATTAGCTAAGGCTTTAGGTATGTCTAGAGATGAATTAGCTAACATGCTTATTCTACAAGATACCCAAGGTAACTTAACAGATGAACAAAGACAAAAGATACTAGGAGTAACTAAAGAACAACTAAAATCCTTAGATATACAGCAAAGCATAAATGACTCTATTACTAAAATGTCAGAAGCTTTAGCTGGCCCTTTAGCATCTTTAGCACAGTTAATAAGCCATGCAACGATATTAAAAGGCATTATAGGTGGTATTGCTACTATTATAGGAATTAATATGGTTACTGGATTAATACAAAATTTGAAGTATTTAGGCAGAGTACTAAAACTTTCTAAAGGAATAGCAATTGCTGAAGCAGCTATAGCATCTGTAAGAGCTTTATCAAATCCTTTTCTAGCTATTGCTGGAATAGCAGCTGCAGCCGCAGTAGCAGGTGCTGCAGGGTACTATATCGGTAAAGCAAAACAAACAGGAGACTTACAAATTAATCCTAATGGCGGACCAGTAGTAATGTCCCCAAGAGAAGGAGGCTTATATCAAGGAACTAAAAATGACGCCTTAATGATGGCACCTCCAGGTGCTATGGGTGGATCAAATGCCGAGTTAATAGCAGAAATTAGAGCATTAAGAACTGTGGTAGAAAAAGGAGGAGACGTAGTAATGGACGGTTCTAAAGTAGGGCAAGTTATTACAATGAATTCATATAAATTATCATAACTATTTATAAATAAACAATATGGGAATTTTAAAAAACCAATTACAAGGAAGTAACTTAGGATTTAAAGGAAACACTCCTGCAAAAAGAGAAGGAGCATTACCTACCTCAAACCTACACGCAATCAGTAAAGGACAGGTATCTTCACCTTCTTTCAACTCAAAGCACGACCTGGACGGACTTACCCCAGACAAATACTCTGATAACAAACCTCAATAATAGATGGGCATAATCCAGAACTTTAAGGAAGGTAAGATGGATGGACTGCGTTCACTTAAAAACAGTGAATTCGGTACAAAGGATCTATATATAAGTAAAGATCTTCCTCCGTCTAATCCGTTAAACTCATCTGGATTTTCTTACAATGGAATAAACTCTAGAACTAACGATTTAGGGAGAATTGCAAAACTTATTGCAGATAAACCCGGCTTTAAGTATATTAGTAATATTAATCTACTTAACCAGGTAGATACATCTGCTAAGATTCAGAGATCTGGCAATCAAAAAGGACAATTTGATTTAAAGACTTTTGGTAACAAAGTTAAGGAAGGAATTATTTCTGGGCTAGTTAATACTGCTTTACAGGTCGGCACAGTTTTAGCTCAAGTTCCTGTAAATGGAACAGGGCTACATTTTATAAACGGACTTTCTCCGTCAGGATATCTCCAGACAGGAGCACCTAGAACTTCCGGTTTAGGTCAGTTTTTAGAATCACAGGGTATAGGCGGAGGAGTCAACGGAGCAAAAAGTGTACTGAATGGAATGCCTGTTCCTACCGACGTTGAACAAAGACTTGAAAGTATACTAGCTGATCAAGGTTCTTCAACTAACAATATTAGTGATAGAACTATTAAACCTAAAATTGAAAACAAATACCTTGTAGATGATTTTTCTAAAGGAGCTACTACAACTACCTATAATGTTTCTGGAGTTAGTATCGAAAACAAATTCAAAAAAACTCAATCAGGAAATAACCATACTTCAGCCGACTATATAAACGGTCTAGCAGAACAAACTAATTCTATTTTAGGAGATGACGACGACATTATACCTTTTGAATTTCATAGATTAGGTATAGAAAAAGAAGATAATGGAATTTTTCTATACTTTAGAGCGTTTTTAGATAGTTTTAACGATAACTACTTAGGTGAATGGTCTGGCACACGTTATATAGGTAGAGCAGAGCAGTTCTATACATATCAAGGATTTAACAGAGAGATTCAATTTAGTTTTAAAATTGCAGCTTTTAGTAAAGTCGAGATTAATCCTCTTTATAGAAAGTTAAATTTATTAGCCGGAACAACAGCACCATCTTATAATGCCAATAAAGATTTTATGAGAGGAACATTAACTTCGATTACAATTGGAGATTATTTAGTAGCTCAAAAAGGATTTATAAGTAACATAGCATTAAGTTGGGAAAAAGGGTATCCATGGGAAATCACAACCGGAGACACAGAAGAAAAAGGAAACGTAAAACCTGAATCAAGATTAAGAGTTCCTCATATACTAAATGTTGATGTATCATTTACACCTATACATGAATTTAATGTTAAAACAGATTTAGAATTAAGTACTAACGATAAGTATATTGGGGGGTCTAATACTTTAAAAAATATACCTATAGAACAGATAAGAAGACCGAGAACAGAACCTACTGAGGAACAGACTCAAAATTTTGATCAATTTTCCGGAGAACAAGGATTTGGAACTTTAGGTAGCGGATTTTAAAAATGGCAGATAGATACAAAACTATACAGCAATTTAAAGATGATTTAGGTAGAAGATACTACACTAACCCTATCTACCCTGATGTACCTGTTACTGAAAATGATACTTACGTTATAACAACAGCAGGAGATAGGTACGATTTACTAGCACAGCAATTTTATGGTGATAGTACATTATGGTGGGTAATTGCATCAGCTAATGTAGACGTATCTAAAACTGACGGAATGGCAACAACTCCCGGTATTCAATTAAGAATACCTGCTAACGCTCAACAGGTAGTGTTTAACTATCAAGAGGTAAATGAAAAAAGGTAATGGCAGAGACATTCGGTTCCGGTATAAGTACAAAGATTACTGATCAATTAAAAGCTAGAACTAAGCTTTTTTCTGATAGAAAAGATCCTAAGCAATTACAGGTTATAAATTCTAACAGTGCTTGGATTAAAGTACGTTCAAGTGTCAATATAGCAGGTGATAATTCTAAAGCAAAACAATTTATTCTTTCCAATAGCGGAAATAAAGAAGGAATAGGAGACACCAATACTTCTTTATACAAAGCTGATAATAGGTTAGGATTTAGACCAGCTCCTGGAATAACAGGTTTCAAAGTAACATCAAAAAATACCTACGGTACACTACAGGAAGCTACTGTAAATTTTAATGTTTGGACACTAAAGGATTTAGAGGACGCCGAAAAGCTATTCTTTAGACCTGGGTATAGTGTTTTAGTAGAATGGGGCCACAGTGCATACATTACTAGTGACGGTACTTCTAATATAAAATTTACTAATAGGGAAGCAGTACTTGATGATAATAAGTGGTTTCAAAGCAGTACGTATGGGGCAATAGAAAAACTAATAGCTAAAAAACGAGATAACTACTACGGTAATTATGAAGGTTTTTTAGGGTTAATAGTAAATTTTTCTTGGTCTTATAGATCAGATGGAGGTTATGATTGCTCAATAAAAGTAGTCTCAAAAAATGTTGTATTAGAATCTATTGCTATAGGAAAAGGAACTGATTTAGTAAAGTCTGAAGAAAATGCTAATAAAAAAGTTGGTCAATTAGATTCTAAAATCCGAAAAAGTCCATTTCATGTTTATTACTTAGGATTAGAGGGATTTTATAGAATAGAAAATGAAGGTAAAACTGGAGTTCAGGCACTAGGAGGCGGAATCTTAGTAGATTCAGGAGAAGGAGAAAAAATTGTAACAGATGCTCTTTACTACAATTTAAAGGCAGCCTTAGGGCAGAAATATAAAGATTCTGTAAAGTTTTACATTAATACTACAGACTTCACTGTCTTTAGATTAAAAATATCTAAAAGTAATGAATCACACCTTGATTATTCAAAAAATAACGTTATACACTATGTTCCTTTGAGTTCTGTATTAGAGATATATAATAATCATATTTGTATTAAAGATAAAAATAACAAAGAAGTACTTATTCCTTTTGACTTAGAATCTGAAGAAAAATTTTTTACTTTTGGCGGACATTATAGTGCACTTCCTCATGAAGTTTTAATGCGAACAATTCCGTCGGTTCCTAAAAATAGTATACTCCCCCCACCGTTTGACTATGAGGGTTTTCGTGTATTTAACTTTCAACCTAATAATACTTTTGATACTAATCCCTTATTAATAAATAATATTTATGTTTCTACAAGAGTTATTTTAGAAGAAGTAGATAAAGTAATTGAAAGTAATTCAGAGGGAGTAGGAGTTTTAGAAGCTATTGAAGGTATATTATCAAGAATTGAAAGAGCATACGGTGGAGTAAACGAGTTTGACATAGTAAATGCCGATGATAATTCTTCTATGAAAATAGTAGATAGAAAAAACCTAGACCCAACAAAAGCTAAATCTCTTTCAACAAGATTAGATGTAACCGGGCTTGGCTCGACAGTAGTAGATTTATCGGTCAGCAGCGGAATTACCTCAGACATAGCTTCTCAAATAGCTGTAGCAGCGCAAGCTCCTAGTAATTCTACAGATGACAATGTAGCTAATTTACTTAGATGGAATAAAAACTTGACTGACAGACATTTAGAGAAAAAAAATACTACAGACGATAGTCTATCAGATCCAGAACCAGAAGCTAGCGAAGCATTTAAACTGAATCAACTCTGGAAAGCAGTTAATGAAAAGAACAAAGATTCAAGTTCAAACTCATGGACGTTTGAGGAATGGGAAAATTTATACCAACAAACTTCTTCACATATTCAAGAACTAGCACAGTTACCTTATATAGTAGGAGATGAATTTGAAGAAGCTGTACCTGGAGTAGTTCCTGTAGAACTTTCACTTAAAATGTTAGGTCTAGGAGGATTTAAAGTAGGAACTACTTTTAAATTACAGAAAGGTATTTTACCGGCTAAATATGATGAATTTGGATATATTATTACAGGTGTCGAGCATGAAATAGCATCTGATAACAAATGGTATACTAATATTAACACACAATTTTTCGTTCTTAAAAAATAATGTACTTACCTAAATCTAAATATAGAATATTAAATAAAGTTGACGGAAAGTTAATTGATCCTGAAACTAAAGAAGAGTATACCGGTACCTTTATTAAGGATTATAAAGAAAGGTACTACAAAGGTTCAATACCAAAACGTACCCCAGAGCCGTTAGAATTTATCCCTAACAATGCTCCTATAAGCATTTCAGAGTTTGTGTTCAAAAACGACTATGTGGAACCGACTGAAAAAGATTATAAAAGAAAATTCTACTTAAGGTACTTTATTCAAGATACAAGAGATAGAAAAATAGTAGAAGTAAAAGTAGATTCTTTTACTCAAGCAATAAGAAATCCGGTATTGTATAGAAAACCTTTAAGGATAGAGTGGGAACTAAGTCAACCACTAGAAGATACTGTTTTCAAAGGATTCAAATACGAAGGATCTCGTACAAAAAATATTAAAACTACCGAAAGAGCTGAAGAAATCCTACCGGGAATCACTGAACAGCATCTTTCTGACCCTGCACAGTTTGTAAAATAAACTTTTTATCTTATATTACTTAAAAGGTTATATAAGTGTTTTATATAGTAGAGACAGAAATCCAATTAGAAAAGTTAGAAAGACTAGGACGCCTAGGAGGTTATGTAGATATTATATCTTCTAATAATAACTTCCATCCAAAGCTTACCTCTACTATTGCTATATATCTCAGACCTACAAATAGTAAGCATGGATTTATTATTCCTATAAATCACGATGAAGGAATTAATACAGCTAAAGAACGTGTCTCTAAGATACTTAATGCCTACAAACCACTTTATACCTTAGATAAGAAAAACCTTCTGTATCACTTTAATATACAGGATAGTATAGATTTATCTTTACTTTATGCTATGACTAATTATAGCAAATTAGAGTATTCTAGAGAAAACTCCTCTTTAAACTTTTTCTATAATAAGTTTTCTAAACATACAAACATTAATCAGCTTATTCCTATAACAAAATTGTATGAATCTTGTGAAAAAGTATACGAGTCTGTAAAAGAATTCTTAAATTTAACTATACCTGATAAGTTTGACTTTTATAATAAGACTGCAACTAATGTATTTTTTCTTTTAGAGCAGTCAGGATTAGGAATACACTATGAGGCTTTCAATAAAATGTTTAATCCTAGAGATCCTTTATACAATATAAAAGACAATATAACTTATTCGTCATATAATCTATACAATGCTACATCTAGACCTACTAATGCTTTCAATTCTGTTAATTATGCTGCTATCCCCAAGACAGAAGAGCATAGAAAATGTTTTAGGCCCCAAAACGACTTTTTTGTTGAGCTGGACTTTGACGGTTATCACCTTCGGTTACTTTGTGATCAGATTGACTTTGATATTCCTTCTGATTCTGCTCATAAATATTTAGCACAAATTTACTTTAATAAAGAAGAGATTAATGAAGAAGAATACCAAGAAGCAAAACAAACTAACTTTCACGCAATTTATGGCAAAATACCAGAGAAGTGGGCGAGCCTTGAAATCTTTTGCAGAATTAATTCGTATATCCGAGAGCTTTGGAGACAATATGAAAATGACGGAAAAGTCTTGGCTCCTATTAGTGGAAAACCATTTACAAGGGGATTACGAGACATGAATCCTCAAAAGCTGATGAACTATATCATGCAATCGCTTGAAACCTCAAGAAATATTCTTATATTAAAAGATGTACTTAGGTACTTAAAAGATAAAAAAACTAAGGTAGCTCTTTATACCTACGATGCGATTTTATTCGACTTTTCAAAAGAGGACGGTAAAGAAACATTACAAAAACTTAAGGAGATAATGGAATCCGGTGGAAAATACCCAGTAAAATTTAAACACTCCAGGGATTTACGTTTATAGAACTAAAAAGATATTTATAATGAACGAAATAGTTACTAAACCGAGGTTTGATTACGACATAGAACCTTTTCAGTTTAACGAAGATATGAGCAATAAGCTTTTTTGCACCTTTGCTACAGAAAATACTCTAGATTCAGTACTAGAGGAAATTCAGGAAAGGTATAAAATTATTTACAACAAAATTTTTGTCCTTTACTCTAAAAGTCAAGATGAGTATATTTGTACTTATAATGTAGACTTTGGAAATGTAGGAGCATTTTTAGATAATACTATTCTCGTCCACAGAAAAAAAGAATCTAACACACTCTATACAATTAATGCCCTTAATACTCTAATTAAAGAGTTAAACGGAGGGCAATTAGACACATCTTATAGAGTTAACTGGCCTGATTACAGAAACTGTATACTACTAACCAAAGGACCAGAACTCAAGAGAGTAAATACAAAACTTTTCCGTATTGTAGAGTTGGATCGTTAAGATCTTTTTCTTATATTAAAATAAAACGTTATAATAAATTAGTTATATGGATTTAAATGCGATTAAGGCTAAACTAGATGCCTTGAACAACAACGGTCAGCAAAGAGAAAAGACTGACTATTCAACAATTTTTTGGAAACCTGAATTAGGTAAGCAAACGATTAGAATCGTTCCTTCTGCCTATGATCCTGCTTTCCCGTTTAAGGAATTAAAATTCCATTACGGAGTAGGAAAGTACCCGATGGTTGCTTTATCAAACTTTGGTAAGCAAGACCCAATCGAAGAGTTCGTAAAAGAACTAAGAAAAACTAACGATAAAGATAACTGGTCTTTATCAGGTAAACTCAACCCTAAAACTAGAATCTTTGCTCCTGTAGTAGTTAGAGGAGAAGAAGATAAAGGAGTTAGATTATGGGGATTCGGTATTACTATCTATAAAGCATTACTTGCTTTGGCAGAAGATGAGGATATCGGAGACTTTACAGACGTTATTAACGGATGGGATATGGTAGTAGAGCAGGTACAAGGTAACCCTTACCCTGAGACTACTGTTCGTATTAAACCTAAACAGACTCCATTATCAGATAATAATGATTTAGTTGATAAATGGTTAAAGGAACAACCTAATCCGGTAGAAGTACATACTCAATATGATTATGACTTTATTAAAAAGCAATTACAGAACTATCTTAACCCTGGATCAGGAGACGATTCATCAGATACTCCAGCAGCAGCACCTGCACCTAAGCAATCTGACTTTACGTTAGAAACTGCTACTGAAGGTAATAAAGATACTGTATCAAAATTTGACGATTTATTTAATGAGTAATGGCTAAGAAAAAAGAGACACAACAAAAAGCTGCAGCAGCAGTACAGAAGTCTTTTAATCTTAGCAACTTCAAAAAGAAGAAAGGTTATTCAAATGCATCTGTTAAGTTTAAAGAGCAAGGATGGATTCCCCTATCTAAAGCCTTTCAAGATATTACTTCCCTGCCTGGTATCCCAACCGGGCACATCACTCTGTTGAGAGGACATAGTGATACAGGCAAGACAACTGCCTTGTTAGAAGCTGCGGTGAATGCTCAAAAAATGGGCATTCTCCCTGTCTTCATTATAACTGAGATGAAGTGGTCTTGGGAACACGCTAAAGAGATGGGTCTTCAATTCGATGAAGTAAAAGATAAAGACGGTAACGTATTAGATTACGAAGGCCATTTCCTTTATGCTGATAGAGGTCAACTGAATACTATTGAAGATGTAGCAGTTTATATTGCAGACCTTATGGATGAGCAATCCAAAGGAAATTTACCTTTTGATATGTGTTTTTTCTGGGACAGTATTGGCTCAGTACCCTGTGATCTTTCGGTTAGATCAAATAAAAACAACAACGAATGGAATGCTGGAGCAATGTCTACTCAGTTTGGTAATAACTTAAATCAAAAGATTCTTCTATCTAGAAAAGAAAACTCTCCTTATACCAATACTATGGTGGCTATCAATAAGGTTTGGACTATGAAACCTGAATCACCGATGGGTATGCCTAAGTTACAAAATAAAGGAGGTATGTCTATGTGGTATGATGCTACGTTAGTGATTACTTTCGGTAATATTACTAACCCAGGTACATCAAAGATAAAAGCTATCAAGAACGGACTTCAGGTTGAATTTGCTAAACGTACAAACGTACAGATAGAGAAGAACCATATTGGTGGAGTTCAATCTAGAGGAAGAGTAGTTATGACCTCACATGGTTTTATACCTGATGATAAACGTGCAATCGATAAATATAAAGACGAGCATAAAGATCACTGGTTGAAATTAGTCGGTAGTCTAGACTTTGACCTAATAGAAGAAGGAGATTTAGAAGAAGATAATATTACTCCTAATCTATTAGATTAATGGCATACGACGATATTCTAAAAAATCTTAAAGAAACCCCACCCCGAGCTCTTAATGATCATATCTTGATCATAGATGCGATGAATACCTTAATCAGGTCATTCTCGCTGCTCAAGGCGATGAATCCATCAGGCACCCATGTTGGCGGTCTGGTGGGTTTCCTTCGCTCGCTAGGGTACGTAACCCGCATCTTTGACCCGACAAGGGTCATTGTTGTGTGGGACGGTAAAGGTGGTGCCGGAAATAGAAAGAATATCGATCCGAATTATAAAGCACAGAGAGCTACAGCTCGAATAACTCACTGGGGTTTATACGATACCAGAGAAGAAGAACAAGAAGCTTTAATCGGACAATTATATAGAACCCAGGATTATCTTGAATGTCTACCTATACATCAGATGGGGTTAGAAAAACTTGAAGCTGATGATATCATAGCATATCTAGCTAATAGAGCATCCAATGCCGGTAAAAAAGTAACTATAGTATCATCAGATAAAGATTTTTTACAGCTAGTTAATGGTAATATCGAAGTATATGCTCCGGTTAAAAAGAAAACTTTTACAAAAGATAATATATTTGAAGAATTAAAAGTTCTTCCAGTAAATTATAATATAGTAAAAGCTCTACTTGGAGATAATTCTGATAACTTATTAGGAGTCAAGGGATTAGGGATAAAGACTATAGTATCTGAATTTCCTAAGCTACTTACCGAGGTATCTGATTTAGATTATGTTTTCAAAACTGCTGAAGAAAAACTTGAAGGCAAAAAAATCTTTGCTAAAATTATTCATAACTGGGATAGAGTTGAGACTAATTTCAAGTTAATGGACTTACATGAAACTACTTTAGATGAGAAAGAGATAGAATATGTTGAGTCCATTATGAAAGAAAATATACCTGGACTCCAAACAGGAGCATTCTTGCATCTTATGGACCAAGATAAGATAGAAGGTATTACTAAGAATACCGAAGGCTGGTTAGAAACATTCCGAGCTTTAACTACTGTAAAATGAACACAGGTATACTAAAGTTAAGTTTTAACTTAGATTGGAAAAATATAAAACCTATAGCTGAAAAACTTATAGAAAGAAGTAGACGTGATAGTTTAGAGGTAAATACCGATAATACTATGTTTAACAGAGAACAACCAACACACCTACTTCCAGAACTAAGGTCTTTTTATACTTTTTTAAAACCTCATTACTTAAATTTAGCTTATAATATTCTCAAATATCCAAAAGATCTTGAATTAGTAGTCTTACATTCTTGGTTTAACAGGTATAATGATAATGGCTACATTAAGACTCATGATCATGCAGGAGCAATTATTAGTAGTGCTCTATATTTAGAAGTACCTGAAAATAGTGGAGATCTTTTATTTAGAGATCCGTACTACGACTTTAAGAAAAACTACAGTACAAGTTCATCTGAAGATTGGCTTTGGGAAAAAGCTAATGTAAAAGTAAACGACCTTTTTATTTTTGATGCAGCAATTTCACATAGAAGTGAACCAAATAAAAGTGGAAAAGAAAGGTGGGTATTAGGTACTAATATTGGAATAAAACCTAAAAAAACATTATTATGAGAAAAGGAGTTATAGCAGGAAATTTTGATGTAATTCACCCAGGATATATAAAGATGTTTAAGGAATGTAAAGATAATTGTGATGAATTTATTATCCTTTTACACTCTGATCCTTCTATAGAACGCCCTCATAAACTTAAACCTATCCTGTCAGTAGAAGAAAGAGACGAAATGCTTATGTCAATAAAGTATATTGATAATGTATTTACTTATACTTATGAAAGAGAGCTTTTAGAGCTTTTAAAAATAGTAAATCCTCAAGTTAGGTTTTTAGGTGATGATTATAAAGATAAACCATTTACTGGTGATGATTTAAAAATACCTATTCATTATTTGAATAGAGACCACGGGTGGTCAACTACAAAATTTAAAAAATTAATTGCTCAATCGATTTAATTTTCTTATATTTAAACAAAGGTTACTGAATGACATTAAAGAGTTTACAACAATACGGGAAGGGGTTCCAACTAAAAGTTTTAGGATCATTACTCACAGATAAAAAGTTCTTACTTAACGTAAGAGACGTTTTACACGATAATTATTTTGATGCTGATTCACATAAGTGGATCATAGGTCAGATATGTTCTTATTTTGATAAGTACCATACTAATGTTACTATGGACGTTCTTAAAGTAGAGCTTCAAAAACTCGAAAACGAAGTCCTTCAAGTAGCATTAAAAGAAGAGTTAAGAAACTCTTATCAAGCCTCTCAAGACGATTTAGAATACGTTCAAGAAGAGTTTACTACTTTCTGTAAGAATCAAGAAATGAAAAACGCCATACTTAACTCAGCCGATCTTCTTAAAGAAGGAGATTTCGATGGTATTAGAAACCAGGTCGAAAAAGCAATGAAAGCGGGTATGGATAAAAATATCGGACATGAATATAATAAAGACGTTGAAACGAGATATCGTACGGATTACCGTCCTACTATTCCTAGTCCTTGGAGCATACTTAATGACGGTATCCAAGGCGGGTTTGGTCCCGGAGATCTTGCAATTGTGTTTGGTAATCCTGGTGGCGGTAAAAGCTGGACTATGGTTGCTATTGCTGCTCATGCAGTTAAACTTGGATACAAAGTCAACTACTATACACTCGAATTGGGAGAGGATTATGTTGGTAAGCGTTTTGATTGCTACTTTACTGGCTATTCTATAGATGAAGTAAATAAACATAGAAAAGAAGTACAGACGTACGTCGACAATCTAAAAGGTAAGCTTATAGTAAAAGAATATGCTCCTAAGTCAGCGACGGTAAATACCATAAAGTCACACGTACAAAAGTGTGTTGACATGGAACATAAACCAGACCTTATTATTATTGACTACGTTGATTATTTAAGAGCACCTTCTAGAGGTAAATCGTTTGAAAGGAAAGATGAGATTGATGATGTATTTATCGCAACCAAAGGATTAGCTAAAGAATTAAAAATACCTATTTTGACACCATCACAGGTTAATAGAATGGGAGCTAAAGATTCTGTAATTGAAGGAGATAAGGCAGCCGGATCTTATGATAAGATGATGGTGGCTGATATCTGTCTATCTCTTTCAAGACAGAAAGAAGATAAAGTTTTAGGTACCGGTAGAGTTCACGTGATGAAAAATCGATATGGTCAAGATGGTATGACTTATAATGTAAAAATGGATACTAATAACGGACATATAGAGTTTTTAGAAAAAGCAGATGCTAGAGATTTGATACCAGAAGAAGATTCTAAACCTAAATTTAATTTATCTCGCGAACAAATGGAAAAATTATTATAAAAATATTGCATGAAAGTGGAATATATATTATATTTATTAACACGTCCCCAAGAAAACCTCAAGGGGATGTTTTTGTCTAATCACCTTACAAATATATAAAGATATATGAGTTTACTAGAAGAAAGAGTAGTGTACAAACCTTTTGAATACCCACAAGCATTTGATTACTGGTTAAAACAACAACAAGCTCACTGGTTACATACAGAAGTACCGATGGCACAAGATGTTACTGATTGGAAATCTAATATGAAAGATCATGAAAAGAACGTTGTCGGTCAAATTTTAAAAGGGTTTGCACAAACAGAAACTATAGTAAACGACTATTGGTCTACACTCGTAACTAAATGGTTCAGAAAACCAGAAGTTATTATGATGGGTACGACTTTAGGGTCTTCAGAAACTATTCATGCTGAAGCTTATTCATTATTAAACGAGCAATTAGGATTAGACAATTTTGCTGAATTTTTAGAAGATGAAACTACAGCAGCTAAGATAGAGTCATTGATGGCTGTTAGAGATAATCACG